TAATCCCAATATACACCTCTACTTTCTGCTCTGTTGAATATTGAAAAAACTAATGGGAACGGATTTCCACTACTAATAGTTCCATCCCAATTTTCAGGAATAGTTCCCAATTGGTCAGTAAAATCTACTTGTGGAGTATCGGTGGTATTACTTTTTATTACTAAATAGTTATTTGTAGCTCTGAATGTATTGTTAGCAGAATTAGAGGAATTTCCTGTTAGACTTGGAGTAAGAATAAGTGGTACATTATTTACCAAGTCAAAACCTGCGCACATAAAGATGTAACAAGTAAAGTCCATAGCTCCAAATCTATCAAAATTACCAGTTTGAACAATTCTTTTTATATTTGCAGGTAAAGTGTTTGTAATGTTTGGACGATTCTTTATAGAGCCAATACCATTATCAAGAAAAGTATAATTTGACCAGTTGGATATTATAGGTCTAGAGAATGAAGTAATAGACCATTCACCACTAGTTTTAGTATTATCAGAATAAGGAATAGGCTCACCAGTTACTAAACCATTCAATCCTATACATCCCCAGCCATAAGTAACAAAAGTAAAGGTAGAGCCATTGAATGTAAAGTAGCCTCTTTTTCTTACATCTGTATCATCAAATCCAATATAATAAGTATTATTCAAATATACGGCATATAAGTCTTTACCCATAGGACTGTTGAAAGTTGTGTTATGGGCATTAGTAAAGTCCCAGTTATATACAGAGATTTTAGTAGAAGAAGTAAAAACTTCTGCTCTTACTATTTTTGGCTCAATGTTAGTCTTTGATTGGAAAAGCTTTATGTCATTAGTAATACAAGAAGTATCTACTGATAAGCTATATGTCTGAACTACTTCTGTATCTAAATCTTTTACAACAGACCAATAAGTATTTTCTGTCTTATATAAAGCATAAATCTTATTGTTATAAATAACGGCTGAAGTAAGCTCACCACTCCATAATGAAGTTATATCCGCAGAGTATTCCAAAACCCAAGAATTGTCTAAATCATAAGTTTTTCCATTTTCATCTATAAGTCTATTATTGGATAATTCCAATCTATGACCAGAAGTGGTGTATATTTTATTTTCTTCTTTTTTCCAAAAAGGCGATAATGTAGACTGAAACTGTAATGTGTTCTTTTTATTTAGAACATCTTTATCTTCTGTGTCTAATGGAGTTATTATATATTCGTCTTTTGTGTTTATTCTTGCGTTCAATGGAATTACTGTATTCATATTCTATTTGTTCCTTATGAGGCATTGAAATCAGCTATCATAGTAGAATAAGCATATTGCACAGCGTCAACTGCATCACCGTGGAATGCATCATCATCTATTTTGTAAACTACGCAACCCTTTTCTGCGTTCCATTGCCAAATAAACTCGTTACATTCCTTATCAAAAGGTCCGTTTTCTTTTATTAGAAGCTCTCCAAGTTCTAGTGCTTCTGATACTCTGGCAATTTGTGAATTCTGTTCAAGCTTATATGCATTTTTGATATTACTTACACCTTCATTATAAAAATCCTGTCCTATCATTTGATGTGAAGTATCCTGAATGATGTATATATCTTCAACAGGGATATTCCAATCTTTATGGATTTTTGTTGTAAGTGTTTTCATTTTTTCTACAATTTTAGAAGCAGGTACTTTACTTTCAGCAAACTCATCTACCAAATATGATTGCTGACCATTAGAAATAATAGGCATAAACGCAGTCTTATCTCTCCATCCATAGTCGGCGCCGATATAACAGAATCTAGGCTTGAAGCTATCAGGGATTTTATCATAGTATTTTCTTACTGGATAAATAAGCCTATTAGTATCATATGCAAGTTCACCAAGATATTCTCTTCTAAATGTAATATTGTCACTTGTCCAATGATTAGACTCTAGAACATTTTGTAATGCGTGCTGATAATCTGGAATTGATGGGTTGTCTTCCATAGTGGCGTGGAAATGCTCAAATGAGTCATCGTTTATCATCTTTTCCCAAGGTGTGTTTGCTGATAAAGGTGCAGTTCCAAGCCCTACTAAGTAGCCATTAGTTCCTCGTAGCATAGGACTTAGAATGTCATTTATAAAGTAGTATAACCCTTGCTGGCTTTGACACTCATCTATACAAACAAAGGAAATGTCTTTACCTCTATATTTTTCTCGTTCTTGTTTAGAATTATTTCCGGCCAACTGTAAAGTATTTCCATTAGGAAAATATATAGTATAAGAGCCGTTATCTATTTTTGCAGTTTGGATATGAGCTTTTTCTATAGCTTCTTTTATTCCATCCCAATATAATGAAGCTGTCTTTTCTATAGTCAATCCTACTATCAAAGCTCTTCTTTCTTTTCTTATATTATTTATTATTGGAGGGTCTTCAATACAATGTTTTAGTGCAAGACGAATGACAACATAAGATTTACCGGAACGACGACCACAAAGCATAGTTTTGTTATGACTGTCAGAATCATATACTTTTTTCTGCCAATCAAAAAGTTGCTCTCTGAGCATATATTTTGAGAAGTCTACGTCTTGTGCTTTTTTACTATCAATGTAATTCTTTGTATCTTGGAAAAGCTGCTCATACATTTTCATAGTTTGCAGATTGGTATAAGCAGACTTATCCATATTCTTTTCTGCATTTTTGAAAAACTTCTGCATTACATTGGATAAGTGAGATTGTCCGGTTGTTGACCCATTTGCAAAATATTCTTGAATGTTGGTATAATAATCTTCTACGGCATCATAGTTTTGTTTTGCGCGTAGAAGATTACCATTGATGTATACCTGATTGGTGGAAGGATCAACAACTATTGATGATTTCTTCCTTCCTGCCATATCTTTATACTATACCACCATTTTCCATAGCTGCTTTGAATTCTTCGGCTAATTGGTCTTCCGAGATGATTTCATTATCATCTTCAGCTACAACATCTTTTACTTCTTCAACATCTTCTTTTACAGCTGCAATTCTTGCTGCTAAGTCTGCAATTCTTGCTTCCATAACAGATGCTTCATCAAAGCCTTCTGTTCCATAACCTTCAGTTTCTTTCAACTCGTCATACAACGATCTTTCAAGGTCATAGTCTTCGCCAAACAATTTCTTATATGGTTCTACTAAATTGGCCAACTTTTCGCCATAGTTTGTTTTGAAACCATCAAAAGCTTCTGCATCAGCATATTCTGTAGCTGCAGATTCTAATGATCCAATAATTACATCATTTACTAAATGTTCAACCATTCTAAGTCTTTTGTCAAGATCTTCTAATGAATTTTTTAGTGCAATTTTGAAATCTTCCATCTTTATTTACCCTTATTATAATAATATTTGAAATACTAGATACATCTCCAGCACTTATATATAAGTCCTGTAGAAGCCACATCATCTGCAAAAATTATCTAACTCCATTTTTATAATCGTTATATCTTTCTGCAAATGTTTTGAAAGGCATTTCTTCTTTAGAAGAACCTCTCTTTATTTCTATTTTGTCACCAAACTTAGTGGTAACAATAATTTCTACATTATAACCAGAAGAAACAGTATCTGCAATTGTTTGTAAAGCCTGATAATCTATAGGCATTGCAAATAGTCTTCTCTGTGCTCTAGATATTTCTGCTTCTTTTTTCAAGATAGCTCTAAACTTTTTCAAAGCTCTAAACATTGGCTACTTCTCCTCCAGGTAATTCATTAGGTGTTGCCAACTGATCTTGTGTTGCTTCCTGGGCAAATGCTTCAGCTTGTGCAGAGGCTCCGGTAATATCTTGTGCAGAACCACTTGCTAATCCTTGTTCAGAAGTCATCATCTCATCAGTTGTACCAGTATTTGACAAATCAACAAAGCCCTGTTCATTCATTATTCCCAATAAATTATCTTTTAGCTTATGCAATCTTTCTAATGATTCTGTATCATTAGAAGCATATAATTTGTTTTCTTCTATTATTATCTGTGTAAGAAGCTGCTGATAAGAAATGTAATCTGGAATGTCATACTTTTCATTTTCTATAGCATCTTGAATTACAGAGTCAATTGCATCTTGTATTGCAGCAGCGCCTCTATAGACATCCTCTAAGTCTGGGCTATCAAGATACATTGCAATTTTATCTGTAGTAATAAGACCTACTTGAGTAAGTTGCATAATTTGCTGGATTTTAGTCTGTGGGTCCTTAGATAAAGCAGATGCAGCTGAAAATTGAATTTTGAATAAGTCTTTCTGCTTTTTTACATCTTTCCAAGAATAATCGGCGCTATTTATTGATTTAGGCAAAATTCTATCGTCATCTAATACATCTATGATAAGCTCTGCTAAATCAAGATAAGCGTGAACATAATTGTCTACTTGACATTGAAATCTATCGCTCTCAATATCTTCAAGTGTAGATAAAGCAACGCCACTATCAAGTCCTGATGGTTTTTTAGATTGTGCTGATAACTGTGATACTCCAACAATCTCATATGCTTGTTTTACTAATGATTGCATATGTGCATCTAATGATGGGTCGAATGGAGCAGGAGTTACATTTACAACTGGTAAATTATTATGTCCAGGGCCCATTTTTACAGAATAGACATTTCCAGTTTTATTAGAAATATCACCTGGCGTAAGTGATGAACCAGCTTCTACATAAGTTGTATTTGCTGGAGTAAGCTGCATAGCAGTACTCATTTTCTGTGATAATAAGTCGATGTTAGTCTGAATACCATCAAGCTCTTCTACAATAGAGATAGTTCTTGTACCAAAGACTGGTTTGTTGTAATATACGGGAACTAAAGGTATTTTATCACATTCATATTTTTCTGTTTTTACCTTTGAGTTGTTTATGTAAATTATTGCTTCTTTCTTTATTGTGTCAAAGAACAGCTGGAAATTTACATAACTAGTCTTATAGTCTTTTCCAATACCATATCTTTCCACCAACTGAGTAACTGGCATATTTCTGTATTCTACTAATGCTTTAGTAGGACAACCATAGCCTTTTTCAGTATTGGAAATACCTACTTGCCAAGTTCCAGGTACTTCTATAGATTTTGTAAATGGATTGAATAAAATATAACCAATACCAAATATACACGCATTTCTAAAAGCTTGTGTTATTTTCGCGTGAACTTTTTCTTTATCAAAAATTATATCAAAATATTGTTGAGCTTGTTTTACTATTGCCCTTGTTGAATATAACCCATTTACTGGTGTAAAATACGGTCTTACTTTCTGTTGACTTATTTTTGATGTAACAGTATCTATAACAGATTTTATGACATTTATTTTTGGTGATTGTGCTAAATCTGAGTCTTGAAGATTGAAATATCTGTAATTCCAAATACC